ATCTTCTCACCCGGGCCTAAGAAATTCTTCAAAATGCTAACCGTCCGCCCGTCGAGCTGCCTGCAATATGGGCATGTATCGCCTATCGTCATCCAGCGCAGGATGGTGACCCCAACCGCGGAAAAGACCATTTTAGCCACCGCGTTACCGGCCCGGGTGGATTGCTCGGTGGCAATCGAAGGCGGTCGCGCCTCTTGCCAGTGGTCCAGCTCTTTTTGCACCGCTTCGCCTGCGTCCACGCCGTCTCGCAGGGCTTCCTGCAGGACCTGTTTCAGGCGGTCAAGGCTAATCCCGGTTTGCTGGGCCGCAAAAGAGCCGGTATAGGAGTGTACAAAACGCTCCAGGCGGTCTTTGATATCCATTTCTGCCGCTACTTCATCCATAGCTTCAGCTGCGACCGTCTCAGCATAGGTCATAAATACCGGTAGGAATTGGCGCGTCATAAAATCGGCGTGTTGTTGGTAGAACTCCTCGATCCACATCATAAATTGGCTGGTATCACGCTTTCCGAGATATTTCTTGACCGCGTTTCCAACATCCTGAGTTTCCCGGCGCATACTGCGCTCGGCTACATCCCGGATTACGCGCCGCTGGGCAGCCGCCAGGCGATGCCGGCTGCGTGCGGAGCGCACGGTCCGTACCTCACGATCCACCGACAGGTTGCGTGCTGTGTCGGGGCTGCCTGCTGGTTCTGGCTCTGTGCTCCCCATATTACCTACCTGATCGGCCGGGACCATATTGAGCGGCACCAGGTAAACGTCGCCGCCATTGATGGGGTTTTCGTTCTCTTTCTCCCGGATATCGTTGGCACTATACCAGCCGTTCTGTCGGGCCACCGCATACGCCTGGTAACGGCTGGCGATATCACCGCGCTCCAATCCAGCCAGCATAAATTCAGGATAAAAACGAGCGCGCTCGCGATCCAAGAGCAGATATTTCTTGATCGACTGTTCGATGCGCCGCGCCCATGGCAGTACCGTGAACTTCACAAACTCAATCCCTTGGTGCTCGATATTGCTGAATGTGGCGTGCTCCAGATCGCCAACCATGTGAGGCGGGACGCGGAAAATGCGGGCGATCTCCTCTACCTGGAATTTACGGGTCTCCAAAAATTGTGCATCCTCGGGCGGTATGCCCACCTCGTGTAGCTTCATACCCTCTTCTAGAATTTGCAAACGGTGTGATTTCGAGACGCCTTCGTGCTTCTCGTTCCAGCTTTTTTCAAGATTGTCGTATGCTTCACCCTTCAATCTTCCCGGATGTTCTAATACCACGCCCGGACGGGCGTCATTTTCAAAAAAGCGATTGCCGAACTCTTCGGCGCTCATCCCCAATGAGACCGCCCTGCGCATCAATCCGATTGGACTATAGCCGTCCAGACCATCACCTAAACCGCGCAAATGCCACAGGATCTCGCTCGAAATAGGTCTGATTTTCCCGTCCGGATCCATGTATTGGTAAATTCGGCGGCTGCCCACAACCTTCCAACTAATAAAATTTTGTGGCAGCAGGGGCCAAAATTCGGTAATTCTGCCGCGTTCGTCATATTCGATTTGACAATAAGCGTTTCCTCTGAGCGCCAGGTGCTTCACAAGCAGCTCGATGAACTCAAAGCCGGTCATAAAATCATTGGGATTCTGTAAGACCTGGGCCAGATAAAAATCATCTGCTTGCCTGCGCCCGCCGTCCGTCTGACGCTGATACCAATGAAGTGGGACGCTGGCCATCGTCTCGGCCAGAACCCGGGCGCAGGCGAAAACCGCCGAGAGCTGCATTGCTGTCTCAGGCGTGACGATCGTGCCGGCGTTCGCTACATTCGATCTGTAGGCCTCCAGATACACCTCAAAGCCGCCGCGCTGCTCAGCCTGTTCAATAGTCAAACCACCAAGGCGTTCGATTAGCCAGGTCTTCATATTCATAAGGTTAGTACTCCGCGCGTCTCATAGATCGAGCCGTTATCCTGATGGCGGATGGCGCGATCCAGGCCCATGATCAGGGCCACCATGCCATCAATTTTCTCGATTGATTTTTCCTTATCCGGCTTGATGTTGCCGGCCGGATCCTGGCGGGAAACCAGGTTATCTGCCATCCAGTTCAAAACCGGATTATTGCCATGGGCGATCTGGTGAGATAAGATCAGCTTTTCCAGCTCTTTCATCGGCGGACTCATCGAGGCAAATCCCTGGCCAAACTGCACCATGAATTCCTCTCCACCTAGCTCGATCAGGTCTTGCGCGATCTTCGTGGCTCCCCAGCGATCAAAAGCAACCTCCTGAAGGTCATAAGCCTGCATGTCATCGTCGATTTGCGAGAGCACGAAATCATAATCAATGACATTGCCTGGTGTAGCCATGATATAACCCTGACGCACCCAGGCGTCATAAGGCACGCGATCGCGCCGCGAGCGCTCGATCATAGCCTCCTCCGGGATCCAGAAGTGGCAAAGCACCTGGAAATCGTCGCCATCGGCCTGGGGTGGAAAAACAAGTAGGAGGGCGGTGATATCTGACGTGCTCGACAGGTCTAATCCCCCGTAACAGGTCCTGCCTCGCAGACCCGTAGCATCAACCGCCCTCCCGCAGGCCTGCCAGTGCTCGAGAGGCACCCACTTAGTCTCGCTCTGAGTCCAAATGTTCAGGTGCAAGCGCAAAAAGGCGAAAAGTTTGGATGGGATTTCTTTTGCTTGTTTGGCAAGCCGTTGCATATCATCGATTTTTTTGCTAACCCCTAAATTGGGATTAGATTTGACCCATACGTTCTCGTCCTGCCAATCGTCACCCTCATCCAGGGTAAAAATAATGCCAAAGAAGCTATCATCTTTGATAATGCCAGAGAGTATCTTCTCGGTGTACTCGTGCTGCCCAAAACATAAACTCTGGCGGTCATATCCAGCCGTTGTGATCGCAAACATCAACGGTTGACGCCTGGAACCCGTGGCGGTTTCCAAAACATCCCACACCCGGCGGTCTTTATGGGCGTGCACCTCGTCAATAATGGCCCCGTGCACATTCAAGCCATCCATGCTATCCGCATCCGCCCCAAGCGGCTCATATTTTGAGGCCGTATCGGGAATGTGAAGATTGTCTTTGAATGAGCGGATTTCTTTGCGCAACGCTGGCGAGCTCTTGACCATGCGCGTCGCCTCGGCATGCGTGATCCGGGCCTGGTCTCGCTTTGTGGCAGCCGTGTAAATCTCCGCGCCCGGCTCATTGTCTGCAATCATCAGGTAAAGACCTACTCCCGCCGCAATGGTAGACTTTCCGTTTTTGCGGGCGATCTCCTGGTAAGCCGTCCGAAATCGCCGCGTTCCGTCCTCGCGCTTCCAACCGAATAAAACCCACAAGATAAACTGTTGCCACGGCTCAAGGATGATCGTCTGGCCTGCCCATTCACCCTTCGAATGTTTGAGTAGGCTAAAAAATGCAATCGCTTTCTTGGCCTCGGTCTGATCGAAACTCAAACCGCGCTCAGCGCCTGTATCCATATCCTTGACGTGCCGCTCAACGGCCAGGCGCACCCATTTGCAAGCCACCTGGCGGTTAGCCAACACATCATCGATATAGGTCTGAGCGGTAAAGTTAATCACGCTTGTTCCTTCGTCATCTGAAAGAGCTGATCAGCCAATGAGAGCTCTTTTTCTGCTTCCTCGATCTTTAACCGGCTGCGGTCGGAAGGCGTCATGCCGAAGTGGCCCATGATACGCTCGGCATGTGTCCAACTCGTGCTCATGATCTTTAGCCAGCGATCTTGCTTGCGATTGCTGGCGACGGTTTGAACATCTTCTTCATAATTGGCATTCTGCTTTGCCTTTAGGAATAGCGCCATCCATTCGCAAAAAGCGCCGAAGGCCATCACATCCAGCTCGGTCAGGAGCTTGAGCTGCCAGAATGAGCGGGCATTCTTGATCCAGATTTCCTTAGCCGCTTCGGTCAGCCAGTCCGGGGCGTTTGGAGTGCGATGGCTGATAGGAGGCTGAGGCTCAAATTTATTAAGCGCACGCTTTCCTGGATTGCCCTGGAGCTTTTTGAGC